ACGCCTCCAAAACCCGCTTCCGCCGCTTCCGGAAGTGGGGACTAAAATAGTCCGTCAATTGGTCTATATATACTTGTTCTCAATAGACCAATTGACACCAGTCAATCCCTAACCTACTATGACCTCTGTCATCCTCTTGTTTTTATTGATTAAGGAGATTCATCATGAAACGCCACAAAATGTCCAAATCAGCTTCTCGCCGGTCTTTCACCAAGGGGGCGTCTCTCTCCCACAAGAAAAACTTCAGTTCCAACCCGATGCGCGGCGGCATCCGGCTGTGACCGATGCCTTGCTACAAACCTCTCCAGGGGTATCGCTCAGCATCGACAAACCCCAAGACGGGAAAACGTCCGGTTCTCTTCACGACTAAAGGCGCTTTTATCGACATGCCGGTCACAGTGCCCTGCGGGGCCTGTATCGGCAGCCGTCTTGAACGCTCACGACAGTGGGCTCTACGTTGCATGCACGAATCCAAATCGCATGAACTTACCTCTTTCATTACCCTCACCTACGATGACGAACACTTGCCGGCTGATGGATCACTAGACCATCGCCACTTTCAACTTTTCATGAAACGCCTCAGAAAGGCTCACAATGGAAAAATCAAGTTCTTCATGTGCGGTGAATACGGCGACACAAACCGCCGACCGCACTACCATGCCATCGTCTATGGCATCGACTTTGCCGACAAAGTCAAACACTCAAAAAACGAACACGGCGACATTCTCTATCGGTCCGACACACTCACCTCTATCTGGGGTCTGGGCCACGCCTGGACAGGTACCGTCTCTTACCGATCAGCCGCCTACGTCGCCCGATATTCCCTCAAAAAGGTCACGGGCGAAAAAGCCGAAGAACACTATCAATCCCTCGACACTGGCACAGGCGAAATCTTCAAAATTCGTCCTGAGTACATCGCTGTGTCGAAAGGGTTCGGCTCTGCATGGTTTCAGACGTATAAGTCTGACGCTTATCCTTCCGACTTTCTCACACATGAGGGACGTAAGTTCCCAGTTCCTAAGTACTATGACAAACTACTTGAAAAGGAGAATCCAAAGGCCCTGCAAAAATACAAAGCACGACGAATTGCTCGTGCAAAACGTGATTCAGACAACAACACGCGCGAGCGGCTTGCCGTCCGCGAAACTGTAAAAAAAGCTCAAATCTCTTCACTTAAAAGGAATCTCTAAATGATCAAATTTCTCTTCTCTGTCTATGACTCCAAGGCCCGTGCTTATGGCAATCCCTTCGTTGCTCCTCGGCAAGAACTCGCGGTTCGCGATTTCACTTCTGCCGTCAATGACACATCGACCAATTTGAACAAATATCCTGAGGATTTCACGCTCGTCGAAATCGGAGAATTCGACGACGAAACCTGCGTTTTCAATCTCCACAAAAATCCCGTTCCTCTCGGCCTTGCTTCCCAATTCAAGGAGTAATACAAAATGGCTTTCGGCATCCAATCTCACAGCAAACCTTCAGTAATGAAGCACACCTTCAGCCAAGTCCCGAAGGCTGAAATTCCTCGCTCTACCTTCGACCGTTCGCACGGCTACAAAACCACGTTCGACGCCGGTTATCTCATCCCGTTTTACGTGGATGAAGCACTGCCAGGCGATACGTTCAATGTCAAAGCCACTGCGCTTGCGCGTCTCGCTACGCCGATCTTCCCGATCATGGACAACATGTTCATGGACACTCAGTTCTTCTCTGTCCCGATTCGTCTCGTCTGGGACAACTGGCAAAAATTCAACGGCGAGCAAAAAAACCCCGGTGACTCCACCGATTACACAATTCCGCAGCTGACGAATATGACTGCGTTCCAGCCAAACTCGTTGGAAGACTATTTCGGTCTTCCCGTGGGCGTGACGAATCTTTCCGTCTCTGCCCTCTGGCATCGCGCATACAACCTCATCTGGAATGAGTGGTACCGCGATCAAAACCTCCAGGACTCGGTTCCCGTTCCTACTGGTGACGGCCCCGATCTTCATTCTTCCGGCCAATACAATCTTCTTCGTCGTGGCAAACGCCATGACTACTTCACGTCTTGCCTTCCGTGGCCACAAAAAGGCGCTTCTGTCGAGATTCCTCTCGGCACTTCCGCTCCTGTGTCGTACAACTCGTTTCCGACTGGTACAAGCATCGTTGGTGCGTACGATACTCGCACTGATGTTGTGCGAAACATTCAAACGTCTGCTATCGGCGCTGATATCTATTACGACGGCACGTCGGGCGCTGCTGCTCAAACTGCGCCGCTCTTTGCAGACCTCTCTGACGCTACTGCGGCTACCATCAACTCGCTTCGCCAAGCGTTTCAGGTTCAGAAAATCTTCGAGCGTGATGCTCGTGGCGGTACTCGCTACACTGAACTCATTAAATCCCACTTCGGCGTCACGTCTCCTGACGCACGTCTGCAACGTCCTGAGTATCTCGGCGGCGGTTCTACGCCGATTCATGTCTCTCCGATTCCTCAGACTTCGCCAACCGGCACTTATGCCGACACTCCCCAGGGCAACCTGGCTGCTATGGGCGTCGCCAACATCCATAACAATGGCTTCACTACGTCCTTTACCGAGCACTGCTTGGTCATCGGCCTTGTCTCTGTCCGTGCCGATCTGACGTATCAGCAAGGCCTTAATCGTATGTGGTCTCGCAAGACCCGCTTCGATTTCTATTGGCCGGCCCTTGCCCATATCGGCGAACAAGCCGTCCTTCAACAGGAAATCTTCGCTGACGGCATCGATGCCAATGACCAAAAGGTGTTCGGCTATCAAGAGCGCTATGCGGAATACCGCTATAAGCCTTCGGTCATTACCGGGGAATTCCGCTCGTCGTTCCCTCAATCTCTGGATGCCTGGCACTTGTCGCAAGACTTCGCCACTGCTCCAGTACTCGACGAGAACTTCATCGTCGAAAATCCGCCGATTGATCGTGTGATCGCTGTGACTACCGAACCGCATTTCCTGTTCGACAGCTACATCCAAATCCACGCTGCTCGCCCGATGCCCGTCTATGGCGTCCCGGGCCTTATCGATCACTTCTAATCATGGCTAGTATTGAAAATGCCGCTTCGGCGGCTTCCCCTTGGGGCGGTTACTTAAGCAATGCTTCATCCGCTCTGTCTCTCGTCTCTGGCCTTAGCGGTCTTTTCGGAAAGAAAAAATCCGAAAAGAATTCGATGGCGGACCAGTACGCCTTCCAACTACGCTCCGCTCGCGAAATGCCCTCCGCTCAGGTGGAGGGGCTTCGCGCTGCCGGACTTAACCCAATGCTTGCCGTTGGTAACGGTATTTCTGCTCCGCAATCCGTTACTTCTTCTCCGGGATCGGAAACGCAATCTAATACCGCTCGCGCTCTCGCCGTATCAACCGCGGCGAATCAGGCGGCGCAAGCCTCGCTCTATAAGGCGCAAGCCGAAAAAACTACTGCCGAAACGGCTACCGAACTTAAACGTCCGGAAAACGTGGAAGCTCAAACAGGCGTCTCTCGCGCCTCTGTTCCAAAAATCGAGCAAGATACCCGTACCAGCTACGCCCAAATGCAACAAACGGGGTCCCTTGATCGTCTCCAAACTCAACTCGCACACACTCAGGAATGGGTAACAAAAAAATCCATTGCTGATTACTTCTTTCGCGAGCTTGAACTGGACCTTGCCAGGTCCAACCTCGGCCCTCGACAGAGTGCCGAGATCAAAAAAATCGCTGCTGAGGCCCGCTCTGCGGAAACCGAAGCCGATCTAAACGAGTCCCTTCGCGAATTCGAGCGCGTCGCCGGCATCGCCGGCAAAGCTGTCGGATCTGCGAGGGCTCTTCTTCATTCAATTAAAAAATAGGGTTCTGACCCTAAAAAAACTAAATGCCCCGCGGCTTGCCGTGGGGCATTCAACAAGCGAAAGCGCGTTAGAAACTGTCCAACTACTTCAAAAGGAAACCCAATGTCTTCAAATCCTCTCACTCCTCGGCAACTCAACATACCTACTCACATCTTTCAAACTCCCTACTCCAAAAAGCCGAGAATCTCAATCTCTTTTCCTGAAAACTCACCCTGGACAAAACAGTCCCACAAGGACGAATGCGACATCAACCAAATCATGTCGCGCTACATCGCCACCGGCGAACTACCCAACATCGCGGAGCGTGCTCCGCAATATCTCGACGTCACTGGACTCGAATTCCAAGCCTCGATGGATTTCATCGCTGGCGCAAACACCCTCTTCCATGAAATGCCCTCGAACATCCGAAATCGCTTCGAAAACTC